TAAATAACTAGTTAGTGATTTGACCTAGGGAGACAGGCAAAAGGCCTGTGAGCGAGGTGAACAGGAAAACATTCAATGCTTGCAGAGTCTCAAAATCTCTGCATTAAGGAGAGGTTTATGAATCAATAGAAAAGACAGAAGAAAAATCAGTATAGCCAACCAAGAATGGAACTTGCGTCATCTTAGTTAGCTCGGAATTGATTGCTAAAGAGATTAGGGGAACTCGCCATCCATAACGGATCGCGAGCCATTCCCAAGCAGAAGCATGAGTTTTAATTCCAGGGCAGCCAGAAAGTTTATACTTGATCTTGTCCAACTGGAACTTATCAAAAAAAGGAGTTACGCGCGGTAGAACACGATCTACTTGCTGCAGTATGCCATTGATAAAAGGATTGTGGCCAGCAGTGGCGCGCATAGCGAGAGTGACACCGGCAACCCAGGCGCGATAATCGACACCTACAGTGGGTTCTTGCCAGAAATACAACTTCGGTATGCATCGTCCGAGTAATGGGGTCATAGCCCAAACTTCACGGCCTTCATACGTAGCAGGGAGAGGGTGACTCGAGAGAAACGAGGTTTTGACAGGATGATCAGAGTAGGAGCACTTGACGATTAAGCCATAGTCCTCCTTTTGTGTCTGAATGTAGTCAGGAACGTCTATCGGGACCGTCGTTGCGACTAAAAGATCGTCGCCAGTCCCAATTAAGCGATAATTACCAGGACCACAATGTTTTAAGAAATAAGGGTCACTGGAAAGAAAAGAAACGATAGTGTTGGAACAAGTAGTAGTGGGGTCGCCAGACTTAACACGACCTTCTGTGGCATAAGAAGAGCCATCAGGTAGGTAGCCAATAGTGTGCAACTGGCATTTTAGAGCGAAAGCTTGCTGAGAGTCTGGTGAGTGAACAGTAGAATACAAACTATGGCAAGCTGATATGGCTGAAGTGACAATAGAGCCGTCATAGTTGGTGCGGTCGATGGAGTAATAATGCTTCATGCCCTCATTATGCCATCTGTGGAGTGTTTCGCCACAAGCTATGATGGACATGCCACAAGCTGGAACCATGTGACTGGGTAGGTTGTGGAACAGGGCGGATTGAATAGCGCGTGTATAAGGGCCGAGCACCAAAT